CAGTGCCGGCCATATCATAATACGTATTAGAATATGCCGGAATATAACTTCCATCAGTGTCCAATGCTTTAAACCCTATTTTATAATAAGTACTTTCGCAGGATTCTAGATCACTTTCAGTAAATACCACCTTTCCTAACCCTCTTAATAGAGGAGTAATTCCATCATCTACAATAATTACATTTTTTTGTATGAGATTTCTTTGATTTACAGTGTCAAACAAGGACATTACAAAACTACCGGAACTAACATTAAGTAGCTTCTGATCGCTATTTTTAAATTGTATTTGTATGGTATTTTTAACACCTTTTTGTAATTTTAGTTCGCGTTGATACATAACTTGTATAATCCTGTTATTATTGTCATCCAAATCTAATATTACTTCGAATAAATTTGGGTATAAATAGACTGGTAATTTCATATTACATATTTATGGTACATGACGACATCAAAAGATAGTTTCCAAAAAAATTTTCCATTTTTGACTTGTATAAAGTCGAAAGACATAGAATACATAGGCATTGTGATCAACACTGATTCAAATGTAACTAGTATATATGATTATACCTGTATTAAAAGCGAAGCAGAAAAACAAAGATTGCTCGAATTAGGTGAGATTTGGTGGTGGGAAAGCAATAGACAAATACCGATCAGTATATTTTTAAAAAAAGATATGATTTTTTTTAGGAATTATATTAAAACTTTTAATTCTAAAGATTTGGAAATATTATTTGGTCCTACAGTTAATCTCAGTGAAATTGCTGAAAAGCGTGTTAAACGTAAGTCTATACAGCTAGTAAGAAGCACTAGAAAACCTAAGTAAGATTTTCTAGTTGCTCGCATATAAGATTAATTTGAACTACGATCAAAAGCGCATACGATATAGCATGCGCTTTTTTAAAGTAATATTCATTACTATCCGGTTTCACCCAGATCTCGTTCATCACCGTAGTCCAGTCTTTCCCAATCAAATAACGTTTCGCGGGGCGTATCATCGCTAGGACTGCAGCTAATTGTTCCACGGAAGTTGGGCAGGTCTTCCTCAGTACATCCCCGTGCCCCTTTAAATGAAATAACAGATTTACAAACTCGTCTTGAAGTAAAAGATCCCATAGTGGCTCCTTTTTCATTAATTTAATTAAATGGTCTTCATTTTTAATATCTTTATAAACACTAACATTTAAAAAATCTAATTTAAAATAACCTCGTTTTTCTGCAGTTTCATAATCAATGGTAGCGATATTACTTATTGGGTTAAAAGGTATTTTCTGCAAATATATACCTGTATTATGTTTTTTTAATTCATTTCTTTCGGTACGTGATGCAGCTATATGAGGTAAAATTGATAGAATTTCTTCTCTATTTGCAAAATCAATATCTACATCACATTGTATCATTCTAGGTCTGCCTCTCGACAAATTTCTTTAACTAATTCAACATCTGCAGGATTTTTCTTAAAATGTTTAATCCAATAAGCTACATCGAATGCAGGTGAGATTAGGCTTAAATGTTCATCATTGAACCTTTCTACCATTGATTTTCCACTTTTACAATTTAAAATAATCCAAGGTGATATCTTTCCATTTCTTATATCTTGAACGGCTCGATTATGATTTACATACTTGAAATAATGATTAAACTGCGCTTGACTAAGATCTGCCCATTCCATCATGGTTTGAAGAGATCTCTGTACCGCCGATTCAACAGGTTCAGTTTTCAAAATATTATAAAGATAATTTTCATATAAATCATCTTTACACCAATGATCTAACTTAACTCCGCTTTTAATCACATAATCAATGAATTTTTCTGGATATAATGGATTTACATTATTTAAAAAACTTCCAAATTTAACAAATGCATTATAATAAGAACTTTTACAAAATTCTTCATAAGTCTTGACTTTCCTAGCATTTTGAGTTACTTGATAAAACCGATTGTAAGCTAATAGTCCTGCCTGCACTCGTTTCTCGTCTTTTTGCATTGCTCGACGCTTGTTTTCACAAACGTGCGCCACAAGAGTATTTTCTCTCATGAAACTTTTTCCACAATGCACACAGTTAAATGGTTGTTCTACCAAGTCTACCATTAATATCTACTTCCGGGTTGGTTCGGGTCGTTACTATTCGTACATTTGTTAACATGATCCGTTGCATGTGGGCATCTTTTATTTCCACATTCTTCACACACTATTACCCGAGTTAAATAAAGAGGAAATTGACTAATAGGTTCTCTAATATCGTTTTCTACGATACAACGATAACAAGTACAAACATCTTTCACGTTATTCATATTCTTTTCTTTGCTTTTTATCAAAACCTAAGCTATCGAACAATTCATTAATATCTTTTTTAGTCATTAATGATGCTAAAATTTTAACTTCTTCCATTTTCATAGCAGGATTTAAATCAGCAATTAGTTTTTCTATTTTAACAGGTTTTTCTTTTTTACCTGATGCCAAATACGGATGGTAAAATCTTTTTCCGATTCCTACACTGGCTATTAATTTCCATAAAAGCGGTTTGTGTTCTTTACTTAACTGCCAGTGATTTTTATTGACTAATTCATTAGTCATTTCTACAAACCACTCTTGTATTTCTCTATCATTAGAATCAACATTACTAATATAACGCATCAATACATAAGGGCTAAGAGATTTTTGTTCCTCAACAGTAAGCTCGTCATAAAATTTATGATCCCGAGAATCAACCGCAGCAAGTTCTCTTTTAATATCAAGCGCCATGATCTTTTCCTAAATAATAAATTAATTTAGCATGTTCTAATGCTAAACGCAATGCCTCATTCTTTTTAGCCGCCCGTCTAATCTGACCCCATAATTTATTTTCTTTAATAGCGTCAATAATATCTTCTGGTTTATCTTCGCTCTCTACTACAGTTCGATCACTAGTTCCGGCAATTCTAGCATAGGTAGTTTTACCGCTATCGGGACTTTCGAAGATTATTTTAATTTCTTCATTCTTCATTTTACCAGCATTTTGTATAATCTAAAATTTCACTTTGTCTACTAACTTCTTTGACAAAGAAAGAACAAATAGGCTTTTCTCCCGCATGTAACGGAGTTGTTAATAGTTGACCAGGTTTCATTTTTGGAAAATACCATTTAACTTCTCGATATACATCAATAATATCAATATCTAAAAAGTTTGGTCTAAATGAAGTTAAGGGATTAAAACAAAAAGTTTTAAAACCTCGATCATTCAAGCTAGTTAGAGGCAATACTTCGAGATCCGGGCCTTCCGGATCACCGACTATTGTGCACCAATCCAAAGGCATTGTGATTTTATAATCACCTATTTGTAATACAGCAGCAGGTGATGTAAAACTTTCTAGGAAGATTAAAGGAATAAAGAAGTAATCAGCATTTGACGGATCGCTGTTATCTAATACGCTAAATCGCATATTATCGTCTACTTCTTCGGGTAGATCATTAAGATAAAAAGTTCGGTTTTCTAATGTTAATATTTGCATAGTTAATAGTTTAACTGATTCTTTCTAAACTCGTCAATAGCAATTTTGTAAATTTGGTCTTCTTCTTGAATGATACTAGGTGGTACGTGTCTAGTACTGGTAGCCCAATCAGTATGATATAATAAATCTGTGATTACATAATTGGTTCTACCTCGAATTAAACATGTATCAAAGATCCAATTGTCACCGTAGTAGATTTTTAAAGAATCTGGAATATTAACCCACCAATCTTTGTGAACAAACATCAAGCATCCGAATCCTAATGTATTTTGCCCGACCCACGGAGTTATATCAATGCAACCGTACGATATAGGCGGATCATTAGAAATACCTATCACTCCTGTTTCTTCTAATGATAGTTGATTAATTTTTTTAAACAATTTTAAATCAAATACCATGTCATCGTTTAATAAACAAATTTGTTTATTATTTGCAACGCTAATTCCCATGTTCCACGCTGGGTTGACTCCGATATTTTCTGTAAAATTATATATTTTAATTTTATTATGAGTTAAAATTGCGCAGTTCTTCGGAAGATCGTCCCAATTATTATTAATTAAAATAATCTCGTCAACTAGATCGTAATCTACAAGATCTTCTAAAAATCTTAAATTAGCTGGATATTTCCATAACGTCGGTATAACTACCGAAAATTTATTATTCATTATAATTAACCTTTTCTATTGTAAATGGATATTTTGCTTCTTTATAAAACCGTTTTCTTTCGGTTAAATGTCTTTTGGCAAATTTACTGGCAGCAGTTATATCCCAAATTTGTACAAAATCTTTGTCTTCTGCTTTTCGAATCCCTCGTCCAATACTTTGAATAACTCGAACAAACGACTTGCCGGGTTCGAGCAGTACAAGATTAAAAATACGGGGAATATTAATACCAACAGCGGCCACACCATAAGTAGCCACAATAATCTTATCATTGCTAATAGCAACTTCATTGTATTCTTCCTTACGATCTTTGGTTTTAACCGCACCGGATACAAACGCTACGTTAGATTCTGTCATTTTTTCTAACTTTTCTTTAAGCATATGCCCGCATTCGATTCTATCAACTAAAATTAAAGTATTTCCACTTTCTGAAATTCCTTTAATAATTTTACTGATAAAATCTATTCTTGGTTCATTAGTTACCAAATATTTTAATTCTTCAGGATAACTTCCGAATTCCTTCCATTCTCCTGTCTGTATAATATTTACATGACATTCACTAAGAATACCTTTTTGCTGTAAATCATGTGCGCTAACACGACCTACTACTTCACCTAAACTAACCTTAATATTTTGAAAATTAATTTCTTCTTTGGGTACAGTTCCAGTTAGGCCCCATCGTATAGGAGTATTTCTTAAATTCTGTGTTAACAATTTTTTAAGTACATCGGCTTTGGCCATATGTACTTCATCGACTATAACAGTGCTTACTCCTTCTAGGAATTCTGCTAAGGTTAATAGTTCATTATTTTCTTCAAAACTTTTAGACTTTTTATCTAAAATATTAAGACTTTGCCAAGTGCAAATTGTATGGGTTTTATTAATGTCTTTCCTATCTCCGTAGTAAACTCCGACGTCTAATCCTACGTTAATAAAATCTTCTTCTGTTTGTTCTACAAGACTTTTATTAGGAACAATGGTAATAGTTCGACCGTATTTTTCGCAGATTTTTGATAAAGTTGCGGTCATGATTGTCTTACCAGCACCGGTTGCGACTTCTTGTAGTGCTTGCGGGTTTGCTAAGAAATTATTTACAACTTCTACTTGATCATCGCGTAATCTAATAGGTTGGCCTTCAAAGCGATGCCCTTGAGGCCAACTCTTGTCACCCCAAAATTCTTCTGTAATTTTATCAAATTCTAATGAAGGACTTTTTCTTAAATCTTCAACTTCAACATAATAGTTTTTATTTTCTAATTCGATTAAAATCTTATCTAACATGTTTAGATATGTAGTTCCGCCGATCCCGAAGAAACTCACAGTCCCATCCCAACGACCTAATCGATAAGATGGCCTAAATCTAGCAGTCGGATCGACTATTTTAAATTTCTTTACTAAGTCTTTACGTGTATCGAGATCTAACCCTTCGATTTTTACATTGACTTCGTCTTTAATAATAATCTTACACGTAGACATAATTCTTATCTCCATAGATCAAAGGGTTTATTGTAACAACGTTATGATGGGTTTTCAAGAACTGTTGTAAACTAAAATGTGCTGATGAATTTGCTCCAAAATTAATTACCAAATCAAATTCTAATTCTGATTCCAACAAAGGTTTAGGAACTTTAACACTGATAAAAACAAATTTTATTTGTTGATCTAATGGGTTATTTAAAGAATTTCTATGTATAAATTCGTTGCAATTTTGCAAATCTGAAGATTTTTCTAATCTAAACATAACCGAGCATTTTTCAAAATTATATCCTATTTCTTTTATAAATTCATAACTTTGGTTAAGATATTTAAATTCTTGTCCTCCCGGAATTACAAAGAGTATTTTATCATAAGTGCAAATAATTTTTTCTAGCTCTTTTAATTCAATCTTGCGTGTTCTAGAAGCAACCTGAGTTCGATAATCGGATTTTAAAAATGATTTTAATAAATCATTATTAATATCTTCTAATTCTTTGTTAATTTCTTCACTCCAGCAAGTTATTCCATATTTTTTTGCAATAAGTAAAGATTCTAACATATCATCGAATGAACAGATTGGAATATTTTGATGTACATTTTTAAAAATAAATTTACCTGATTCATCTTTTACCACCATCGGTATATAATATTCCATACTTTCTTGAAAAGTAGTTATTTCTTTATAAAATTCGATAAATTTAGAATCCTTTTTAAAACCCTGTAAATTTGAAAGAAAAAGAATATTATGCTCCGTCAATGAAAATTTCCATAGGCGTAGTTCTTGATCCCAATAGGCGGTGCGATATTCGAAAGATTTTGAATTATTTTTATAATCCCTAAAACGAGAAATAAGCTCGCTATCATAAGGAAACAATACATGGATGAAATATTCACCGTTTGATTCTTTGACAATTTTAATTTCTTTATCATTAGAAATTACTCGTTCTTCTAATCTATATTGAGGATTTAGAAGATAGGAATCAATATCTGTAGAAAATTCTAAAGAAAGAGGTGAAGAATATTTTTTAATAAGTTTTAATGATAAACTTTGCTGTTTTCGAGTAAGACCTTGGTTTGTTCTGCAAATTTGTTCAGATAAACTGGTAAAGAACATACGGTCATTAGTTGACATAGTAATTAAACTGGAAAATATATAATTTCCATTGCAGGCGAGTCTATGAATTAAATCTTCGACATATAAAATCATACGCTCGCATCCTCTAGTCCAGCTGCTCTTAATTTTACAATATTAGTTATTTGCCATTGTTTTTGATCAACAGCTTTAATTATCCCTAACCATTGATTTCTTAATAGAGCAAACTCGTTAATAATCTTTTCCATGTCGACTACATCGGCCTCGCCGTCGACATATTTTTCAACATCTCTAGAACTCAATGAGCGTTGATAATTTTCAAGATATTTTTTAAATGTCTTACTTCTTACTCGGCGAAGCTCGATGTTCAGATATTCTAATACAGCTTCGATTTCTTGTAGCTGATTAAATCTCTGTTCTACAATTCCCGGAAGTTGAGAAGCAGCTTTTTCTACATTACCTTGTAGTTTAACTTCTTTCTTTGCAGCGTCTAGTTCTTTATAAAAATGATCGATGCAAGCGGGAAGGTGAGCAAGATCCTTACTCACCTTTGCGTACCAAAGAGGCATTAGAAATCCTCGTCGTCTTCAAACGAATCGTCTTCGTAATCGTCCTCTTCTTCGTCGTCACTATACTCAATTACTTCAGTAATAGCATCATCGAGATGAGTATCGTATCCGATATATGCTTCAAGATCTTTAGCTCGAAATTCTTTTCCAAGCAAATAATCGACATATTGCTTTGCAGCAGTATCTTTATTTTTTTCTGGAATATATTCTTTAAATGTATCCCAAATTTCCATAATCAAACTCTCATCCATTGTCTTCCTCCATTGCATCCTCGACTGGTTCTTCTGCTCTAATTACCG